CCAGCTCAAGCGGGCGGTGGTCTACGCGGTGGAGAAGAGCAAGCAGAAGGTCGTCATCGGTCCCACGCACGAGTTGGTCGGACCCTCGGCCATGGCCCACGAGTTCGGCGGGCGCTTTCGGAAGCAGATGTTTCCCAAGCGCCCGCTCATGGGGCCCGCACTGGAGAAGAACCTCGACCGATTGCCCAAGTTCTGGGCCGGGTCGGTTCGCTGACCTCAATCTTCCGGGGGAAGGAGTAGATCGTCATGGGCATCAAGCTCGGTTCAGAATGCAAGCTCTACCACGGTCCGGCGGGCACTACCGCCGACACCGTGATGGGCAACGTCAGGGACCTGACGCTCAACCTGGAGAAAGGTGAGGCGGATGTCACCACCCGCGCCAACCAGGGCTGGCGCGCCATCGTCGCCACGCTCAAGAGCGGCACGGTCGAGTTCGAGATGGTCTGGGATACGGATGACACGGGTTTGACCCGTCAGAAGGTCGTCCCGTTCGTCTGGCGGCGTGGAGCGGTGGTCGTCTACACCTAATCTCGCTTCACGCCGGTCGACAACTTCGCTGGCGTGTTCCGAATGCGAACAGGGCGAAATGGCGATGTATCCGGCGAACCGACGAGGTCGATGTCGGGTACGGGGCAAGACTTCTCAAATCGGAATTGCGAACCGGCGACGTATTGCTCATCAAGTTCCATCGCTAGCCAACGTCGCTGCGTATGTTCGCATGCCCACCCAGTCACATTGCTACCGGCAAAGATGTCCACAACAAGGTCGCCCGGATCAGTAAGCATGGAAATGAAAAATAATGGCAGGTCAAATGGAAAGCGAGCTGGATGAACGGGCACGGCCATTTCGCGACAGCGCCGTTGGTAGTAGTCATTTGAACTGGTGTGCGAGATCACGAGCAGGTTGGATGGAATGGCACCACCCCGATCGCGGCTAAACTTGGTGGAGATGTCGTGCCCGCTGGGGCGCTTTTTGGCCTTGTATCCGTTCTTGAGAAGACTGCGCATTGCAGCGCTGTACTCAACGCTTGTACGGTCGTTGCTGGCTTTTGGAAACGGAGTCTTCGAAAGCCACCATACTGTATTGATGGCGTCTTTCACGCGGATTTTCCGAACAGTAACCCACTCCGCGGGCGTTGGTAGTTTACTAGGGCTGTACCAGAAAAAATCCTGTGCCAGATGAAGTCGACCCGGACGCGTTAGTTCGATCAAGAGTTGGTAATGGTACGTCGAACGAACGGGCACGCCGGGCAACCAACTCCCCCCAATGTCGATTACAAAGCTCCCGGTAGGCTTGAGAACGCGCTGCACCTCATCGGCAAACCGCGTGAACCAGGTGACATATTCGGACGCCGCCTCGTTCCCATAATCCTTTTTTCGCACCAGCGCGAACGGCGGCGAGGTGAAGACCAAGTCAACGGACCCATCTGGCATCGCCCGCAAATATTCCAGGCTGTCGCCGAGGAACATCGCGCCCAACTCGGTGCGGTAGGCTGGTGGCTTGGGAAACCCGCTCCATACTGCTTTCGTCACCTGCGCCATTTCAGTCATCCAATTGCATGCGTTTTACGGTCATCGCGTTTTCAGCCTGATGGTTAAGAATCTCTACCAGCTTGGCCGGGTCAGTGGCAATGGCATGCAAATCCTTGCCGGACAATAGGATAACGTATATCGCGGTGTTTTCCATCACCTTCTTGGCGAAGCCGCGGACGGCGTTTCCAACCTCGCCCGTCGAAATCAGCAGGATGACATTCGACCGCATCGTTGTGGCGACGCCCACTTCCTTCGCCAAATCCTCCGTGGAGACCTTTGTCGTGTTCTTGCATTGGATCTGCCACCGGCGGAACAAGAGGCGGGTGCCCTCCACGATCATGTCGACCTCGGCACCACCGGTCGCATTACTGCGCAGCCGCCATTGCACGAAGGAAAGATCGAGCCGCCTGCAGAAGTAGAACGCCAGAGCTTCAAGTGCGATGCCCTTTGTGTTCTTACTGTTGGAGCCCAAATCCTGGACGATTTGCGCAAGCGACATGCGGGAGAGTCGCTTGTACCCTTGGCCCATGGTGTTTGCCAGCTGCTTGAGGATGGGCTCAAAGAACTCGCCCCGCAGCTTCTCTGTCGCACGTACCAAATGTGCCTTGGCCCCGCGCCCACCAGTAGTTTTCTGCCACGTCAGGAGGCCAACTTCCTCAAGGCGATGCAAAACCGATTGGGGTAGACCACCTTCGGGAAACTCGGTGCCATAGAGCGCGATGGCGCTGTCGCGCACGTCGCTACTGGTGGCTTCGTCGCATCCCATAAGGGCAAACGCTCTCGCAAAGTCGTACTGCGCTTGGGTCAGGTCGCTCCACTGCTCAATGTCCCGGGCCGTAACGCCAAGGAGCACTTCTATACGGGCATCATCCGGCGTCCACAGTTCGGCACCGGCCGTCGCGCCCGTTCCATTCAGCACGCCAGCAAACGCCAGCCATTGGCGAAGTATGTTCAGGTGCTTCCCGTTATTCGGAACGTGCATCCCTTCTTCACGCAAACGTTTTGCGATGTTCTCCTTCTTCAAAAGGATGCCCGCCTGCATCAGGTCGTGGATGCACGACACGAGTTTAAGCCCGTCGAGGCGGGCCAAGCAGTGCCGCCCCATGCGCTCTTTGAGTTCCGATGTCGATTCTCGTTGGTCGTAAAGCTCCTGGCCGAACTCAGTCAACGCCACGCTGGTTTTGTCGATCTTGTTCAATAGCCCGTAGGCGATCATGGCCAGAATGGTGTTGTCGCCCAGCGTCTTCTTCGGGTCCGCATTCTTGCCTTTGCCAGCAAAGAACCTCGCGTCGATCGCCTGCTGCAATGCGTAGCGATCTGGTTGGTGGTTGTGGACCAGTTCGAGGAGTACCGGTAGGTCAATCACCGCTGGCGAGAATTCCGAGCCAAAGACAATGTCGCTCTTGGCCATATCCGATCACCTGAAGTTTGACATCGGGGCCGCGCATCGTGCCCAAACGAGACATCTTACGGCAGCGCTGTTTCCCTCACAATGCGACGAAGCGTGGTGCATCGATCACACCGGTTGACTAGCCCTACAGGTCGAGAGTCAAGAAAATCTTTCACGTCGCATTACGAATCGCCCCTCGTCCGGGAAATAAGTGGGTATGGGGTGGGCATGGTTGCCCACCACTGCGAATGGCTCAAGGAGACGAACATGACACGGATCGGGCTGACGTTTGACGAGTACGTGGACCTGCGGCTCAAGCCGCTGGCGGGCGCGGACCAGGCATTCGTTCGCGCCGCCGAGGCGCAGCAGGATGGGCTGTTCCCGATGAACCTGGCGACCGCCTCAAACCATCTGCGGTCGCGGGGTTATGACTGCAGGCCGGCGATGCTCGAGGTGCTGGTCCGTGAGGGCGTGGTGACGCCCGCCAGCGCTGACGCCTGGTCGCAGGCCGATGTGGATGCTGCCGCCGACCATTTCGAGGACTGCGACATGCTCACGCCCTACTCCGCGATGTGCCAGACACTGGGGTGCCGGTACGCCGACTTCCAGCGGGCCCTGCGTGAGGCGGCCGAGCGCGAGTCCGCCAAGTACGGGCGTCGGGTGCCGGACGACGACCAGTACTTCGTCATGCACCGGGTTCCGCCGCGCGGCGTGACCGGGGCCGATGGCAAGGTGACGGTCAAGCCCTCGGTCATCACCTTTTCGCTCAGCGACGACATTCGGGAGCGACTCGAACGCGGCGAGGAGGTCTGAATGGAGGACCTCACCCCGCGCGAGATCGAGTTGACCCCTGATCTGCTGGAGTACGCCAAGGCGGTGGCCTTGAAGGAGGCACCCAAGCACTGCGGGCCACGGGTCGATTACGACGACGTGATCCAGGAAGCGCATCTGGCCCTGCTGCGCAAGCCGCCGAAGTTTGACCCGTCACGCGGCGCGAACGTCAAGACGCTCATCTACACGATCGTGCAGCGAGCGGTCATCAAGTACGCCACCCGCGAAACCCATGCCCATCAGCGCTTCCGAGAGTTTCCCGACGCGTTGATGGCGTCGAAGGACGATGACGACGAGGACTCGCCGCTGCAACAGATGTCGGGCAGGCGGCAGGCGGAACTCACTCGCAGCCGCTGGAACCTGGACGACGTGCTGCAGTACATCGACAACGAAGCGAGCCGGGAAATGTGCCGGTTGGTGATCGAGTGCAAGGGGAACATCAGCGAGGCCGCGCGTCGGATGAAGTTGAGCGAGGGCGCGGTGCGGCACCGGTTGAAGTTGCTGGCACCCAAGCTGATCGCAGCCGGTTTCGACCCCTTCGAGCAAGGAGGCAAGACATGACCACAGCCCTCGACAACATGCTGCTGACCGCGTCCGAGGTGGCGATCGAGGCCGGGGCCGGGGCCTCGGCCTCGGGCGATCGGCCCCGCATCAGCATCGTGGCCTACACCGGCGGCCTGATGAACGTGCCGGGCTGGGGCGCGGTGGCCATCAACCTGGCGGGCCTGGACGCCTCGGGCCAGGTGCCGCTGCTGGCCGACCATGACGCCCGCGTCAGCGGGGTCGTGGGCCACGGCCAGGCCAAGGTGATCGACGGCCGCCTGATTGTGGCCGGCGTCATGAGTGGTGCCGGCGACGCGGCGCGGCACATCGTGGAGATGACCGCGGGAGGGTTCTCGTTCCAGGCTTCGGTCGGCGTCGAGCCGGTCGAGCACGAGCAGGTGCAGTCTGGTGCCAAGGTCGAGGTCAACGGCCGCATGCTGTCATCGCCGCGCGGCTTCGCGCTGGTGAAGGCGGGTCGGCTTCGGGAAGTGAGCATCACGCCGCTGGGTGCCGACGCCGGGACGAGCGTCGCCATCGCGGCTTCACATCGCAACAGGGAGAGAGGCAACATGAGTACGGACGTTGTGAACATCGACGAGCAAACCATCCGGGCCGACGAGCGGCAGCGGATCAACCAGATCGAGGGGCTGTGCAAGGCCCCGGCCCCGGGCTGGGGTTCGCTGCAGGGCCGGGTGGATGAACTGAAGGCCTCGGCTGTGGCGGGCGACCTGACCATGCAGGACCTGTCGGCCGAGCTGCTGACCCTGCTGCGTGACTCGCGCCCCAAGGTCGGCACCTTCCACTCGGCGCAGCCGGTGGGCGGGGTGGCGACCATCGAGGCGGCCCTGCTCAAGCGCCTGGGTCTGACGGCCCTGGGTGAGAAGATGCTGGGCCCCCTGGCGATGGAACACGGCGAGCGCATCCGCGCGACGCATGCCGTGGACATCTGCCGGGCCGCGCTGATGCTCGACGGCGTGGATATCCCGCAGGGTCGTGAGCAGCTGGTCAAGGCGGCGCTCAGCACCACGTCGCTGCCGACTGCCTTGGGCAACCTGGCCAACAAGCTGCTGCTGGACGCCTACGACGAAGCGCCCGCTACCTGGCGTGCGTTCTGCTCGGTGCGGTCGGTGGCCGACTTCAAGCCCAACACCGCGATCCGCCCGTCGTTCACCGGCCAGCTCGAGCCGGTGGCCCCGGGCGGCGAACTGAAGCACGGCCAGGTCGGCGAGTGGTTCGCGCAGTTCCGGGTGGACACCTTCGGCAAGGTGCTGTCGATCGACCGCCGCGACATCATCAACGACGACCTGGGCGTGTTCGACCAGAGCGCCCGGGCCTTCGGTCGCACGGCCATGCGGAAGATCAGCGACCTGGTGTACGAGGTGCTGCTGACCAACGAGGGCGGGTTCTTCGACGAGGCCAACAGCAACTACATCGAGGGTGCCGACTCGGCGCTGAACTTCGACTCCCTGGCCAAGGCCATCGAGGCGATGATGCTGCAGCGTGACGATGAGGGCAATGACCTGGACCTGCGCCCGGTCACGCTGCTGGTGCCCCCGGAGTTGCAGCCCACGGCCAAGGCGCTGCTGGAGTCGGAGTTCATCCAGCAGATCAACGAGCGGATGCCCACGGGCAACTCGCTGCGTCGGGCGGTGAGCGTTGAGGTCGAGCCTCGGCTGAGCAACACCGTCAAGTTCAAGTCGAAGGCCAGCACCAAGCACTGGTACCTTTTCGCCAGTCCCAGCGACTCGCCGATGGTGGTGGCATTCCTCAACGGTCGGCAGCAGCCGACGGTGGAGTTCTTCGGCCTGGACCAGGACGTGAACAAGCTGGCGGTGAGCTGGCGCGTGTACCACGACTTCGGCGCGGCCCTGGTCGATCCCCGCGCTGCGGTCCATTCCAAGGGCCAGGCGTAAAGCTGAAGTGCTGTGCGGGCGGCGGGACCGGGTCAGTGTCATGGATGGCCCGGCCCGCCGTCCGCTTTGAGATTTCGAGCGGCGTCGAACGCGCGGCCTGCGCGATGGGTCCGCGCCTGCAAGGAGTGCGTCATGAAGGCGACGACGGACACGGCGGTCCTGACCCATCGCGTGGGCCGGTTCGAGTTCGAGGTGGAGGCCGACACGCGGACGCCCGAGGTCGAGCAGCGTTGGGCGCGGCGCTCCGAGGCCATCGCCGCCTGGCTGCTGGCCGAGTGGCAGCGCGAGCAGGCTGCCCAGGGCCAGGTCGCCACCGCCAGCGAACTGGCCGAGAGGAACTGACCCATGGTGGCGATGAGCACGGCGGCGGCAGGGTCCGCCATCTTCGATTCGATCGAAGATGCGGGTCTGCTGCGCGAGTACGACGACGGTGCCGACTGGCGAGCCGAGTCGCTGGCCAAGGAGCGTGCGTTCCGCCAGGGGTTTGTGGAGGAGGCCCGGCGCGTGGTGCGGGTGTGGGCGCACCCACCGGGGCCGCCACCGCCGCCTGACACCAAGCCGGTGTCGCTGCGCGAGCTGATGGCTAAGCGGCGTTTCGATCCGGACGTCGAGATCGAAGCGGCACTGAAGCTGCGCCGGCGCGTGCGTGAGCGTTACACGGTCTATGGTCGCGGCGATGCCGGGCGCAAGACCCATGTCCTGGGGTATCGCCAGGGTCACGATGTCGCTGCCGCCCGGGTTCGTGGTCGCCATCACGCCCTGGTCTACGTGATGGAGCCGTGGTTCAACCTCGAAACCTCGGACGTGGACATTTTCGACCCGAGGTTGCTGTGCCCCTGGCTGCGTGCTGTGGAGGCCTGGGCCAGCAGGCCGATCCGACGGGGCAAGGTGATCCTGCCGCCGCCGCGCCCGCTGGAGGTGGTGCCGATGGAAGCGCTGGATGACGATTTCCTACTTCGCACGGCGAGAAGTGAGCCACCACTGGAAACGATTACCAGTGAGCCGCCGTCACTGGTGAATTGCACCAGTGAGCCCGCGTCGTCACTGAAAACCGTTATCAGTGAGCCGCCCTCACTTATGCAAAGCATGAGTGAGCCCGCGCCCTCACTTGGGAAAGTCCCAAGTGAGCCGCCTCCACGGCTGCGCCTGACCCGGGCCGACCAGATCGAGATGCGGCCGCCGCACTGGCTGCTCCGCGGCATGCTCGAGCGCGACACCCTCGCCCTGATCTTCGGCGATCCCGGCTGCGGCAAGTCGTTCCTGGCGATCGACTGGGCGTGCAGGGTGGCCACAGGGACGCCCTGGCGCGGGCAGGCGGTCAAGGCCGCACCCGTGGTCTACGTCGCGGGGGAAGGCCAACAGGGGTTCGGCAGGCGTATCCGGGCGTGGACCGAGCACCACGGCGTCAGCCTGGCGAACGTCCCGCTCTACCTGGCTCCGGCGGTGGCCATCCCGCTGCCCACCGACCTGGTGGCCCTGATCGTCGCCATCGACACCGGCGTCGCCAACGTGGGGCAGCCCGGACTGATCGTGCTCGACACCCTGGCCCGCTGTTTCGGCGGCGGCGATGAGAACAGCACCCAGGACATGAGCAAGTTCGTCATCGCCTGCGACGTGATCCGTCGGCGCTATGGCTGCACCATCCTGGTCGTGCATCACGCCGGGCATGGCGACAAGACCCGGGCCAGGGGCGCGATCGCACTCAAGGCGGCGCTCGACGCCGAGTACCGCCTGGCCAACGACGCGGGCATGCTTCTGACCGCCACGAAGATGAAGGACGCCGAGACGCCGCCGCCGCTGGCCCTGCAGTTGGTCACGGTGGACCTGCCCGGCCTGATGGACGACTACGGCAATCCGGTCACGTCGGCCGCGATCGAGGTGGTGGACGCTGACACCAGCGCCATCGAGGCGCAGGTCAAGTCGCTGCGCCCGCGCGGCAGGTGGCAGGAGGTAGGCCTGGCCATCGCCCGCAGCCTGATCAGTCGTGGTGACGATGGGCAGGTGGCAGTCGAGGCATGGCGCGAGGCGTGCCAGCGCGCGGGCATGGTCCGGCAGAACCAGCACCGTGTGCTCGACGCCCTGACCACCCATGGCGACCTCATCGTCACAGATGGGCAAATGAGCCTGCCAACACCCTGAGCGTCACGTGCGTCACGTTCACGTTCGCCCCTATAGGGGGGCGAAACGTGACGTGACGGTGACCAGGAATCAGATGTGACGAACGTGACGATGAAACGTGACGCATCAAGATGATGAACAGCAAGCACTTACGAAGATGGTCACATCAAGAACGTGACGCCGACGTGACAACGTGACGGAACGAAACGTGACGAGCGTCACGTTTGGGCAAACGTGACGATTGGACTGGTGGTTAAAACATGCGTAGGTACTTCCATGCCAAGCCTTTACGTGATGGCGTTGGAACGAGTCGCGATGGATTACAGAGTTTCTTTCCGCGTGCGCTATTTCAGCCGTAACGCGCCGAGGGCATGGTGACCATGTGGACGCGCCAGTCGCTGCTGGAAATGTCGTGGCGGTGCTATGGCGACCAGGTCGGCTGCTACCGGCGCGTGTGCCGGGTCTGCGCCAGGCCATTCTTCTGCAGCCGACCCGAGGCCAGGTACTGCCGCGCTGCGTGTCGTCAGCGGGCGTATCGCCACCGGCGTCGCCGCTGCGCCTTCAAATAAAAGAGCCTCGGCACTTGGGCCGAGGCTTGTATCACTTCGCGGCGCTGGCCGCGTTTAATTCGTGGCGGGACTCGAACCCGCATCTGTGCCTTCGTAAGAGGCGCGCTCTCTCCATTGAGCTACACGCATGACGGCAGTATACGCGTTCGTCTTTCACATTTTTCACGATTCCGAGGTTGCCACCAGTTTTTTCGGGATGCCTCAAGGCCAATGAAAAACGCCGACCTGCGGAGGTCAGCGTCGTGAGGTGGAGGTGGTCGATGCGATCATGCGGCGGTGAATTGGCCCCGCGCCACCTTCTTGAACCGGGCGTCGCCGCCCTTGGCCGCGATCTCCCTGATCATCGCGGCGTAGATCGTGGCGTGCGGTGTAGCGCCGCCGCTCTTCCACAGGCCCTTGGCCAGCGCGGCGTCCACGATCTGTTTGGCGTTCATCGGTTCCTTGGAGTCGGTGAGCACCTTGGCGGCGGCGTCCAGGCCCGACATCGGCTTGGCGGCCTTCGTCTTGGGCTGCGGCTTGCTGGTCTTGGCGCTCTTGGTGGTGTTCTTCTTCGACATGACATGGTCTCCTTTGGCCGGTTTCGGGCGGGCCAGGCCCTGGTGGTGTCACTCCGCGAAGCGGTACAGCTCGCGGGCGTAGTCGTGGATGTCGTTGTCGGTTCCGGGCCTGCCCTCGGTGCGTTGGTGCAGCGTCTCGGCCAGGTCGATCAGCTTCGTGTCGTCGATGCGGGCGTCGATCTCCCACGTTTGCCAGGCCTGCTGACCGGGCTGCGGGTCGCGCAGCATCGAGTCGATGCGGATGGTCGCGCAGCCGGGCGTGCGTTCAATGGTGAGGCTGCCGGCGTCGCCTCGTAGTTCGATCCGTGTGGTTCGCATGGCGATGCTCCTTTCGTGGGACACATGGAGCCTCGTTTCGCAGCCGGAATCAAGGGAATTCTGAGTTCCCCACAATCGCGCCGCAGCCACATGCCTTGATGTTCGGCGCGACCTGAGCGAAGGGTGGTGCGCGGCCCGCGCGGGTCGCCAAGGAGATGCACATGGCCAAGCGCAACCAGGGCACCATCATCGAAGCGGTGGGCTACGCCCGCCGCAGCACCGACATGCAGGAGCGCTCGGTGCCCGACCAGAAGGCCTACGTCGAGAAGTGGGCCAAGGAGAATGGCTACCGCGTCAAGCGCTGGTACGTCGATGACGCCATCAGCGGCACCAGCGCGAGGGGCCGCGACGCCTTCGAGCAGATGATCGTCGAGGCCGAGGCCGGTTCGGATTTCCGCACCGTGCTCTGTTACGACATCAGCCGGTTCAGTCGCGGCGGCACCAACGAGACCGGCTACTACCTGCACCGGCTCAAGCTCGTCGGCGTCGATGTCATCTTTCCCGCCGAAGGCATTCCCGATGGCGACGAAGGTGAACTGCTGCAGGGCGTGAAGTCATGGCAGGCCCGCCAGTACAGCGTGAAGCTGGCCCGCGACAGCATTCGCGGCAAGCTCTCGAACATGACCCAGCGCAAGAGCCGCCTCGGCAGCCAGGCACCGTTTGGGTACGACCGCCAGTTCGTCACCGCCGACGGGAAGGTGCTGCGCGTCCTGCGTGAGATGCCCGATGGCAGTCGCCAGGAGATCGCGCCCGACGGGACGCTGCTGCGCGTGCTGCCCAAGGGCGAGCGCCTGCCCAAGGCCAAGTCGGACATGGTGCGATTGATCCCCAGCCTGCCCGAGCGCGTCCGCACCGTGAAGCAGATGTTTGAGTGGTGCGCCGGCGGCAGCGGCATCCGCACCATCGCCATGCGGCTCAACGCCGCTGGTGTCCGCACGCCCATGGGACGACTGTGGGAGCACACGTCGGTCGCCAGCATCCTGCGGAACCCCGTCTATAAAGGATCGCTGGTCTGGAACCGCATGACCAAGGCCAAGATCAACGGCCTGCTGCCGGACGGTACGCTGCGCCCGCCGCCGCGCAATCCCAACGGCGAACGCAACGGCAAGGACCAGTGGCTCGTGATGGATGGCATCCACGAGGCCCTGATCAGCGCCGACCTGTGGCAGCGCACCCAGGACGCCATTGACCGGCGATCCAAGATGGGCGGCTTGGCCAGGCCGGTGAATCGCTACCTGCTCAGCGGCCTGGTGAAATGCACCAGCTGCGGATTCAACCACGTCGGCCGAATGGGCGGCACCGGCGGCGCGATCCGCTACTACTACGACGGCGGGTACATGCGGTATGGTCGCCAGGTCTGCTCGCCTACCAGCATCAACGCCGCCGACCTGGACAGATTCGTCATCGAGCAGGTGCGCAATGTCATCGGCGGCGACCGGCCTGCGGTGGAGCGCGCTGTCGATCGCTTCATCAAGCAGATGAAGGCGCACGCCAAGCCCGACGACCGCCGCAGCCAGATCGAAGCCGACCTCAAGACGGTGCAGAAGCGAATCGAGAGCGTGGTGGCCCTGCTCACCGATGGCGACCTGGACGGCCTGGCGGAATTGAAGGCGACACTGATCACGCTGCGCAAGCGGCGCGCCGCGATGGAAGCGGAGATGGCGACCGTTGGTGGCGACGCACCAGCGCCGACGAATGTGGGCGACCTGCGGACCTGGGCGCTGCGCCGCCTGGCCGAGATCGACAGCATGCTGACCAACGGCACCGGCGGTGAGCCGCTTCGCCAGTTGGTCGCCGCCTACGTCGCCCGCATCGAGATCGACCCGCGCGAGCGTCGCGGCAAATTGGTGCTGGCCGCGGACGCGATGGCGGTGCTCGAACACGACATCGCTTCTATCTCACGGGTAAAGCCCGTGGACACCGGCTTCACGGCCCTGAAGAACGCGTACTTCAACAACACCGCCATCGCCCTGGCCATCCTCGACGGTGAGAACGGCGAGGGTTTGGACGCTGACTTCAGCGTGACCAACTTCAGCCGCAGCGAGCCGCTGGAGGAAGCGGTGACCGTCAGCGTGACGGTGAAGCCGACGTACTCGACCCGCGCCCCGGCCTGGATTGAAGGAGGTACGCCCTGATGAAGACGTTCATAGACAACGCCGGCCGCACCTGGACCGTGGCCATCAACGTCAACGCTATCAAGCGGGTCAAGGGCCTTACGGGCGTGAACCTGCTGGATGTGGTCAACGGCGATGCCGACCCGCGCGATGGCGGCCTCCTGGGCAAGCTGAGCAGCGACCCCATTCTGCTCTGCGACATCCTCTACGCCGTGTGCAAACCGGAAGCCGACCCCCGGAACGTGAGCGACGAAGATTTCGGCAGGGCCATGGCCGGCGACGCCATCGATGCCGGCACCACCGCGCTGCTGGAGGAACTGGTGGATTTTTTCCCGCAGGCGAAGCGCCGCGTGCTCGACAAGGCGCTTCGCAAGCTGCGGTCGCTGGAGGCACGGGTGATCGACCTGGCGGA